CCCGGATCCTGAACCTTGAGGTCAAGGATGCTGGGATTGGTCAGCAGCTGAACCGGGCCGGTGGTGTTGAGCATGGCTTAAGTTGCCGATCAATAGAGCCTGAGCTTCCTGATGGGCTGGCCTGCGGTGGCCCTGCCTACCTCAAAGATGCGATGCACCATGTAGCCCAGCGCATCGTTCATGTGGTCGTATCCCGAGTCTTTATCCGGGTCGCCCTTTTCAGTCCAGCACTGCAGCTCCAGGCATTCGATCAGCTTCTTGCACCGTGGGCTGATCCATAGCCTGGTCTCCCCTTTGCCGTTCTCTAAGGCTGCCTGCACGGCGGCCACACGATCTCTGACTGGCGGGTTGGCCGAGGGGGCCATGTTGCTGATGTCATAGCTCTGGAGGATGGCCACATCCGAGCGAGAGCTATTGGTCGAGCGGTTGCGGCCTGAGGCATCGGGATAGCCAAGGATGCGGGCATCAGGGAACCTCTCGCGGATCTGCTTGCCCAAGTCGTCGGTGTCATGGGCCGCGGCCACCTCATCGAAGACAAACAGCTCACGATCACGTCTGACGGCCAGCACAGCATTGGTGTTGCCGACGTTGAAGTCAATGCCGACAAGGATGGTCTCGTCTGGATGAGGCCTGCTGTGGTCGTAGACGGACGCACTAGAGGGGCGTTTGATTCGAGTCTCTTTGTTGACCAGCTCTGGCAGGTCGCGGACGTGCTTGTCGCGGCTGAAGCGGTCGTAGACCGTGCCGGTGGTCAGGTTGACGAACTCACCATTGAGGTAGCTCTGGATGAGGTTGGCCGGGTAGTTCTCGACCAGGCTTGGGATGAAGTCAGGCGGTAGGTGGGGGTTGTCCTGCGTGCGGGCCTGGATCAGGCGGGTGTCTTCAGTGGCATTGGCCTTGAAGGTCTGGAAGGCCCACCCATACCCTTCAGGCGTGGTGGCGGCATAGAACTGGCGGACGGTGCCAGCACGAAGGCGGGCCAGGGCCATGCGGGTGGCATTCTCTGCAACACGCATCGGAGCGGTGTCAGCTTCATCGAAGCCAATTGCGCAGAGGTTTTGCCCCCTGATGCGGTTCCAGGTTTCCATGGTCCGCAGGAGGATCGTGTGCTGCCCTTCAGCGAAGGTCAGGACGTACTCAGGGAGGGGGCTGACGCGAAAGTCAAAAGGGATGCCCCATTCGCTGAGCAAGTCGTCCATGGTCCGCTCAAGGATGTCGCGGAGCATGGGGGCAACGGGCTCGAAGAGGGCCGAGACGTAGCCGATGTTTTGAGCTGCGAGGGTGACGGCCTTGGCGACGAGGCCATGGGTTTTGCCTGCACCGAAACCACAGACGAGGCCGATTTTGCGGTGTGAGGTGTCGTTGCAGAAGGCGAGCTGATGGGGGAGGAGGCTGGCCCGGATGCGGTCGAGCACTGCAGCTGTAGAGGGTGCTGCGGTAACGGTGGTGCCGCGCTGCTGAAGGACGTTGCCGGCAGGTACTGCGGCCAGGATGCTCATGAGCAGAGCTGAGCGAGCTTGGCAGCGGTGTTAATGGCACCGAGGGCGATGTGGTACTGCCCAGCGCGGCGGGCTTCCATTTGGAGGGTGGAGCACTGAGAGAGGAGGTCAGCGATCATCTGGGGGCGTTCGATGTCCCAGTCGGCCTTGAGCTGATCGCGGGCCATGGCCAGGTAGCGATCACAGGCACTGGCCTTGACCCCCCAGTTTTCTTCCGCGTAGCGGATGCAGTCTGAGCGGCGACCGCCATTGGCGATGATGCGAGCAAAGCGTTTTGCCCGTTCAACGGCTTGGCCTTTGTAGGAATCACGGGCTGCCATCAGGCTGCCTCCTGCTGCTCCGCGAAGTGGTTATCAGAGGGGATGCAGACGGCGGTGAGGCCGGTGAAGTCTTCCCAGCGTTTGACGATCACGTCGCAGTAAGCAGGGTCAAGTTCCATGAGGCGAGCCTTACGTCCGAGGCGTTCTGCGGCGATGAGAGTGGTGCCGGAGCCGCCGAAGGAGTCGAGCACGGTGTTTCCTGGCTTAGAGGAGTTGGCCATGAGGTACTGGAAGAGGTCAACCGGCTTCATGGTTGGGTGCTCGCCGTTACGACGTGGCTTGTCGAATTCAAGGACTGTTGTTTGTTTGCGATCAGATGCCCAGAAGTGAGCAGCACCTTCGGTCCAGCCGTAAAGACAGGGTTCATGCTTCCATTGATAGTCTTGCCGGCCCATGACCATGACGGATTTGACCCAGACGAGGCACTGACGGACCTTCCAGCCGATGTCGTGGGCGGCACCTCTGAAATTGAAGCCTTCGGAGTCTGCGTGCCAGATGTAGAAGGATGCACCAGGCCGGAGGTAACAGTTAGCGGTTGTATAAACGTCAACAAGAAACTGCCTGAATGCATCATTTGACATTGAGTCATTTTTGATGGTCAAGGCGTCTTTAGTTTTTCCTTCGTAAGAGACGTTGTAGGGGGGATCTGTAAGCCAGAGATCAGCAGGTTTGTCTTCGGTTAGCTTGGCCATGGCCAAGGGGTCAGTGCTATCACCGCAGAGGAGGCGGTGGTTGCCGAGAATCCAGAGGTCACCGGGTTTGGTGATGGGCTCTGCCGGAGGCTCGGGCACCTCGTCTGGGTCGGTCAGGCCTTCTGAAGGCTCGAGCTGCTCAGCACCCTTGAGGAGTTCTTCGAGGTCTTCTGGCTCAAACCAGGGTTCAAGGTCGTGTTCTTCGCTGAGCTGGTGAAGCATCTCGGCATCCCATTCCGAGAGTTCAGCGGCACGGTTATCAGCAAGGGCCAGGCCGACCTTTTCGTGTTCGGAGAGGCCAGTGCGTTTGACGGCAATGATTTCATCGCCTGCAGCTTCGATGACCTTGAGCTTGTCGAGGCCTAGGGCCTTGGCCGCTTCGATGGTGCCGTTGCCAGCGAGGATGCGGTTGTCTTCGTCAATGACAATGGAGCGTGCGGCACCGTAGCGCTGCAGCGACTCTTGGATAAGAGTGCGCGAGGAGTCCGTCCGCTTACGGGCGTTCTTGTGATCAAACTTCAGATCAGCAATGGACGCCATTTGTATGGTTATGCGATGGGCTGATCAGGGGTAACGACTCGCCCGTGTGCTTTTAATTGTGCCATGTAGCGCTGCGCTTCGGCGGCAGAGCTGGCGGGGATGAGTGCAATGCGATTGTAACCAGCGTAGGCATAGACCACGAGGTAATCGCCTTCTGTTGAGAGGGGGCGATAGGGGAGGAGGAGGCCAGGGACGAAATAGGAATGGGTGAGGTGGAAGGCGTGGTCCGTGGCTGTCTGCTCATCGAAGGCATCAATGGGGATACCGATGAGGAGACTGGAGCAGTCTGGGTGTTGAGCGAGGATGGCGAAATCCACGGGGGACACCTCCGGCTTAGCTTGCCGCTAGGTAGAGGATGCCCAGGATCGTGAGGGATTGAAGGGCGACGCAGGTCAGGATGAGGCGATGGGTGCGGTGAAGGTCTGAGAGGGGGACGAGGCGAACGGAGGGTGTGAGGCGGGCCATGGGTGGCTTAGAGGGGAATGAGGGTAATGACGGCACCGGGGTGTTCATCGGGTGTGCAGTAGCGCTTGGAGGCTGAGAGCATGACAACTTGACGGTCGTCGTCGTAGGCCACGCCTGTGAGGGCATCAAGGGTGGAACGACAGAGCTTGTCGATGTCACCAGCTCGAGCTGAGGTGAGGTGTTGAGGGGCCGAGGGCTTGAGGCCGCGTTTACCGAAGTGGCCTGCGGGGCGATTGAAGCGAAAGACGATGGACAAGCAGATGGGGAGTGAGCGATCCCATGAAGGTGGAACGGCTTGAAGGGCAGCGTGCTTGCAGTCTTGACGCCAAGGTTTAACGGCTTTGGAGGATTCGATGAGGATGCCGTTCCCCAGGCTTCTTTTGCTCCCTTGAGCACCAGGCAGGCCGACGACGGTAAATGTGAGGGTCATGCGTCGCCTTTGGCTTTGACCTTGCGGACGGTCCAGAAGTAGGTGATGCGTTCTTCGGCTTCACCGAGGGCGATGGCCAGTTCCTTCTGGGTCTTGAGGTCTGCGGAGAGCTTGTTAATGGGGTGGTCGTCAGGGAAGGTGTAGGACTTGCGGGACTGACGGGAGAACTTGAGGGTGCCGCGTGTCAGCTGGTCATCGGTGATGAGGTTGTCGCGGTAGGCGGCGTCGAGCTGCTCGATGGCGGCGTCGTAGGAGGCCTGAGCGGCCTCGAGCTTGGTGCGAAGGGCTACGAGGTCTTCAAGCAGCAGGTCAACCGTGGTGGGCAACGATGACGGCGAAGAGGGCTGTGAAGAAGAGGAAGACGAGGACATCAGAGGAGGGGGTGGAAAGGGGGGTACGCATGGGAGGGCTAGTTAGGCCGAGTGGGGCGTGGAAGGCGGAAAGGGCGGGTGATAGGTGAGGGTGTAGGGGAGGCCGTCCCATTCGATGAGCTGGAGGGACAGGTCCAGGTGTGGGGTGGAAGCCCAGTCGTCAATGGCTTCGGACTGAAGGTGCCAGCGTTCGGTGGCAGCGACTGGTGGACCGTCCGGAAGGATGGTCATGAGGGGGGATGGGCGGATGGGTGGAGGCATGAGGGGCGTGGCCGCTAATGCACATCATGGGCTAGGTGCCACTACCAGTCAAGGGGTCGTTAGCGCTTAGAAAGGCCTGAACCGGGCCTCGTACTGCTCGAGCACGCTCCACCAGCTGTCGAGGCATTCCTGCGCGTCATAGGTCTGCACCTGCAGCGCTCCAGGCCGCGCCCATAGGGCCAGGCAGCGGGTGAAATAGAGCTTGTAGCGGTCCCCGACCATGTGGACACCAGCGCCGAGCTGGGGGCGGATGTCATAGGGCTGGCCGCTGGGGCTGGATTGGGTCTTGAGGTCAGCCAGGCCGTAGGAGCCGTCTGCGAAGCGGAAGACCAGATCAAAGGTGCCGGCCACGTTGCGCTTGAGGCAGTAGGCCTTGACCTCAGAGCCGATGGGCGTGATGCGCTCCCAGAGCGGGTGGCTGATCAGCGGGTCGATCCAGTCGGCATAGGCGGCGTAGTCGTCAGAAGTCGAACTGATCGGGGTCGGCCAGGTACTCGCCGGGTTCCAGCGGTGGTTGACGAAGTGTTCCAGCGCTTGGTGGACGGTGTTGCCCCGAGGTTCCCAGGAGTCCTTGGTGGCCATGATCTGGCGCATCTGCTCTGGGGTCTTGGTCACCTGGGAGATGACCTGGGTGACGCTGACGGGGAAGCTGTAAGTCGTCAGGCCATCGGAGAGGCTGTACGTCCAGGTTGTGCTGTCCCTTGTTAGGCCTAAGGGCTGCAGCCACGTCAAAGTCCCTTGGGTTGATGGGTTGGACGGCTTCGGAGGGGGGTGGGTCATCGCGGAGGAGGTTGCGGTAGGGGGTGGGTTGATAGCCGTGGATGCGAAGGGCCTGATCGCGGCAGTAGAGCCAGCCATCAGGGGGCTGATCGAGGTCTGAGAGGGTCCAGTGACCAGCCCTGATGCCTTTCCCAAGCAGGAGGCGAACAGCGGTCAGATCAAAAGCCTTAATCATGGAATGGATTCCTTAAGCCTGACCTGCCATCCATCAATACTTGAGTAGGTGTATCTGTCTGTTGAGTAACCAGCGCCTGATATTCCGCGATAGACCTCAGGCTCCTTGCCAGGTCCGCTACGAATCAGGTCGCCAACTCTAAGGTTTACAGCAAAACGAACGGAATATCGACTGGTAGTAACCGGGTCAGTAAATTCAATCGGATGCCATTTTGCATCTTCAATCTTTTGGAGCCTTAGGCGCTCCGTCCTAGCCCAGTCCTGAACCTCAATCCGTTCAGACTGTACCTGATGGTGCGGTTTGAGCACCTGCGAAACGATCTTCCGCTCAGCCGCCAAGCGCTGTTCGCGCTCAATGCGAGCAGCAGCGGCCAGCTCTTGCGCTGCCTTGCGTTCAGCCTCAAGTCTTGCAAAATATTCGCGCTCCTTGCGGTCCTGTTCCGCAAGTCGCCTTTGCTTCTGAATTATCGCAGTAGCAATTCTCTTCTGGCGCTCAATACTGTAATTGACATCTTCCAGAAACTCAAGGGATGAGCCGCTTTTGGGCCGAAGTGGTTGAACGTAATCCTTGACGCCGGCGTATTCCGGTTGACCCTCAAGTTCGCGGATCAACCTGGCAGTGCTGCACTGGGACAGGTCTGCCTTTTCAAGTCGTCGATGAACTCGGGTCTTGCGTTCGGGCGGAATAGTTCCGGCCCGACCGTATTCAGCCTGTAGCTTTAGCGTGTCAGGGTCAACCCAGCAACGGAAGTGATGAACACCTAGAGCAGCCAAGTGAGTCCTGTGCATTTGGCTTTTCTGGTAAACAGTGGAAGCACGGGAGTTGGGAGCTGACTGTGTGTCATCAAACCACCAGTCAACAGATGCCCAACCCTCCAGCCTCCTGAGTGCGTCGCGGTCTGCAAACTTTTCATAGGCCTCATGGCTGCGCTGGTACTCAACAGCAACCATCCTGTTGCCACTCCTGTCGTAAATAGCCAAGTCGGGACTGTAAGGGCGTGGAGGATCACCAGGGCGCCTCAAACGAGGCTCTGTTTTTATTGAAAACCCGAGTTCAGGCTTGAACTGTTTTTCATAGTATTCGCGGATAACCGCAAGATTGACAGTGTGGGTATCGGTGTCTGGATTTTGGCAGTTCCGAAAAGGTACATCCTGCCAGTACCCAGGTGGATGGCCCCAGTGGCAGACACGCCAAGGTTCAACACCACCATCTGATCCATACCCAAATCTTTTGTATGTGACGCCAAATCCACGAGAGCGCATCAAAAGAATGGCTTGAGCAAAAGACCCACCGTCTTGGGTATCTGCAGCATCACTTTGCGCTTTGCATGTTGGACAGTCACCAGTTGCACCTCGAAACTCGTGATCGCATTGGCGAGGTGTCATCTCCCCTTTTCGGACCAATAGCAAGGGAATGCATTCAGCCCCAGTGCTGTGAAGGATTGCCCTACAGGTCATCAGATCACCCCCTTCAAGATGGGGTTGGTCACCGGCGGTTCCTCATCGACCCAGCGCCCATTCATGAACAGGCGGCTGGCCGGGTGCTTGGTCGCCGGCTCAGCGGCAGCAAACTGCCCAGGACGGGGCCGGGGTGGAGCGGGCTCATAGATGTCCGCCCAGCCCGCGTTACAAGCCGCCTGAAGGGCCGGCTCGCGGTCCTCTGGGGCAAAGGTACGCAGCTTGTTGCAGAGGCGGTTCCAGGCCCGTTCTGAGCGCGTTCCCTTCTTCACGCTCCAGAACTCCCTCAGCAAGTCCTCCAAATTCGCCAGCTCAGGCGGCACCGCATCCTCCGGCAACTGCCGCCGTGCATACGGGTCGCGCTTGGCCCGTGGGTTCTCCCCCAAATCACGCGGCGTCAAAAGCTCGCGCGCGCGCATATTGTTTTTAAAGGTTTTGTTTTCTTCTTCTATAGAGCTAGAAGAAAGAAGAGAAGAAGTAGAGGGAGCCCCGGCTGCGCTCGGTGCTCCCAGCGTACCGGGCCTGTCAAGTGCAGTAGCTAGGAGAAGGCAGACAAACGCCTTCCTGTCTAGGTAGTTGGGCCGCTCATGTTCAATGCGATACATGAGTTCCTCGGGAATCTTGATCCGAAGCTCAGCCATTGGGCCATCCGTGGTCTCGGATAGCTTAGCCGCTGCTAGCGGAGAGTCAAGCCGCTAGCTAGCCCTGGCTCAGGAGCGTCAGCCGATAGCTCGGGAGCCTGCCTGCTCAGCCCTTCCTCCACCAGCAGGGCGCAGAAGGAGGCCAGGCTGAGCGCCTTCGGCTTGGCTGCCTTGACCCCCTCCAGCAGCTCGGGGGCCAAGGTCAGGGTGATGCGTTGCGCCATGGTCCGTGCAGATAGCAGCGATCTGCGTCAGACCGTAACGAGGGCCTTGCGCACCTGATAGAGGGAACACCCAAGGCGTTGGGCGATCGCCTTCTGCGTCATGCCTTCCTTCCGCCAGCGGCGGATGCGTTGGGTGCGGGTCTCGGTGGCCCAGAGAAGGATCAGGACGGGGAGCAGCAGCAGGGCGAGCGCCCACGCAGCGATGCAGGTGATGGACATGGATGGAACCGGCCAGTGCCGGGCGAGGGGGGGGTGCCGGTGGCGGGCCATGCCTCGCTCTGCCGACTCCCACAGCCTACACCCCCATGCGCTTATCTGCATCCCAGAGCAGGTACTGGGTCGCAGATTCGCGCACGTATGCTCAGGGGCATGAGCAGGGTCTTCTCCTACGAGCGCGTCAGCTCCAGACAGCAGGTCACAGGCCGCGGCCTTGGGCGTCAGAGCGACGGTGCGCAGCAGTGGGCCGCACGTCATGGCCTGACCCTCGACACGAGCCTGCAGCTGTCGGATGCGGGGCGCTCAGCCTCCAAGGGCCACCACCTGTCCCGTGGGGCGCTGGGGCGATTCCTGAACCTGGCCCAATCGGGTCAGCTGGGGCCGTCGCCGCTGCTGCTGGTCGAGGCCATCGACCGCCTCAGCCGCCAGGAACCCTTGGATGCCATCGAGACGATCCTGAGCGGCCTGGTCGGATCCGGGGTGAGGATCGTGACGTTGGAGGACGGGGCGGAATACAGCAGGGAGACGCTGCGCACGGACCCGACCCGGTTGATTGTGCTGGTGGTCAAGATCCAGGCGGCCTACGAATACAGCGCACGGCTGGCCATGCGGATGAAGGACCGCTGGGAAGCGGACCGGGCCAAGCTCGAGGCCAAGGTCATGGCCAGGCCCAACCTGTTCTGCCCTGGCTGGTGTGAATGGACGGACCAGGGCTATGTGGTCATCCCTGAGAAGGCGGCAGTGGTCCGCAAGGTGTTTGAACTGCTGCGGTATCAGGGATGCTCGGCCACGAGCCGTGATCTGAATGCTCAAGGCCTGCTGACGCCTTCCGGCAACCGCTGGACCAATAGCTCGGTCAGGACGCTGGCGATGTTGACCGATGGGGTCTATGGCGCGATTCGGCTGCGGAACCGCAAGCACTACGGCACCGCTGATGGCGAGGTGGTCATCGAGGGGATGCTGCCGGTCATCGTCCCGAAGGAGGAGGTGCTGGCCATACGCGGGCTGATCAATGCCCGTGGGCGGACGGCTGAGCAAGCTGGACCCAATGGCCTGATGCGCTGGGTGGGTCAGCGGCTGAGCTATTGCGTCTGCGGGGCCAGGCTGGGGCTACAGACCAGTGGCGGCAGCGAGCACCGGTATCTGTTCTGCCGGCATCGCTCAAGCCATAAGGACGGGTGCCGCAGGAGCCCTGTGCCCTTGCTGGAGGCGACGGCCCACCTGTTGCGGCGGCTGGAGCCAGAGGCGCTGCTGGCCATGGTCAATGCCTGCATGGCTGACGATCAGGTGGAGGGTCTGCGCAACCGGGCTGATCACCTCAGGACAGAGCTGGCCCAGCTGGACCGAAAACGCCAGAACCTGCAGAAGGCGCTGGTGCAGGCTGCGGAAGTGGGCCAGGCGGTGGACGTGCTGGCCGAGCAGCTCAAGGCCAGGCAACAGGAGGCGGCAGGCATCGAGCAGCAGCTGCAGGCCGTGGAGATGGAGCTGGCCATGCGGCAGAAGGGCAGCAAATCCGAGGCAGCAAGGGAGCCGCTGGAAGCGTTCCGTCAGGCGTTTGCGCTAGGGGAAGACACCCGCGAGCAGCGCCATGCCGTGAACCGCTGCCTGGTGGACCTGGGGCTGCGGATCGTGCTGGACGGGGATGAGCGCCGGATGGGACTGCAGCTGGGGAGCGGGCCGATGGAGTGGCAGACCTTGCGGCCACTGGACCGGAGGGTCCTCTGGGCGGGGGCGAGATTAGCGGAAAGCGAAGGGGTACTACAAGAGGCGGCAGATTTCGGTATTGCGCACGGCAGCAGGGCGAGGGAAGATGCAGAAAGCCGCTAGTTATGGCTATGTGCTGCCGAGGCAGCCGATAATCCGAGAGGGCCTGCCGATGCAGGTTCTGCATACCGCAAACCGCTATGGCCAACCCCGAGCAGACCGACAGGGAGAGATACCCAGGCCCTGAGGCCCGCAAGGCCTTTGGCCGCACCCTCAAGCTCTGGCGTCTGCGCGGCGGCTGGAGGCAAGACACGGCCCTGCGATGGGGCAAGGCTGCAGGCTTTAGCGCCGTGACCGATGCGGTCTGGAACAAGCTCGAGAATGCCGGCACTGCCCAGCCCCTACCGCTGACCTTCATCCAGCTGGCCACCGCTAACGAACGGCTGGACCGCCAAGACTTCTCGGGGGTGACCGACCGCAAGCTGATGGATCAGCTGAAAGCACAAGAGCCGATCAGCCACGACGATGGGCGGCCATGGACCGCCGGTGATTTCTTCTGTCACTTCTGCGGGCTACTGGAGCCACCGGAGTGGGCCAGGAAGGATCGGGAATGGGCCATTAGCCCTGAAGCGGCTGAACGGCTGAGCACGCAGCAGCGTGAGATGTTCCTGCGCCATGCCAAGGATCGACTGCTGGACCGTCAGGAGGCCTGGCGGGATCTGCGCCAGCACTGCAGCGGGATGACGCAGGAGCAGGTCGAAGCCTTCAAGGAGGTGCTTGGCGGTCACAGGATCTGGGCGCCAAGCGACCTGGCCGAGATGAGCGGGCCTGACGGAACGAACCTGGCGATTGAGGCGATGCAGACGTGGTGCGACAGCGATGAGCTGTGTGCTGAGTTTCGTGAACTGTGCCCGAGCTAGCCAGCGCTACCTTGACCCCTAGGTGCCACTAGCGGTAATGTTGAGGGGTCCACGGGCTACCCCATGCCTGCTTCCCCTACCCCGCAAGGCAGTCAGCTGACGGCTGCCCTTTCTCCACCCCTAAAGACCGCGAGGCACCTTGCCTCGCACATCAAGGCTGCAACAGCGAGGCATACCACTTGTGTGTATGCATACCTGCGCAGCGAGGATCAGACCCCTTACTACATCGGCGTTTCCACTGGCTATCGTCGTGCGCTCTGCCAGCATGGCCATCGCAAGCACGGTATCTCCGTGCCGAAAGACAGACGGTATGTCGTAGTGCTTAGAGGAAATCTGACCAAGGCGCAAGCAGCAGCCTGGGAACTGTTCTTCATCAAGCGATACGGCCGAATTGATCTCGGTACAGGCATCCTCCGCAACTTAAGTGACGGAGGCGAGGGCATGCAGAATCCCTCTGTCGAGACAAGAAACAGAATCTCTGCCTTCATGCGGCAAAGACCTGTTTCGGAAAGGCAGATTGAAGCCATTAGGTCAATTGGACTTAGGCCGAAGTCCGAGCAGACACGACGGTTGATCTCATTGGCACAGAAGGGCCGAACAATGTCGGCCAGCCATTTTGCCAATTACCGTCGCTCTGTTGACACACGCGTTGCCCTCGCGGCACAGAGCAAGGGGCTTAGTGTTCAGGAGCACAAGGCCCAGATAAAGGCAAATGCCTTGGAAAAGGAACGTCAGCGGAAGGCCTTGATTAGACAGGAGGCCGCAAGCCTTGGAATGTCAAAGCGGAGCCACGAGCGCTGGCGCAAAGATGGATGCCCGTCCGAATTGGCACCTTATCAAAAAAAGTCTTTTGAACTGGTGGCGTCATGAGCGCACAATCACAGCAAGGCAGCCAACTGACTGCTGCTCTCGTTGAATTTCACAAGTCCGTTCGGACAATTCACGAGACATCTAAGGCTCAATACGGCAATTACGCAGATCTTTCCACTGTGCTTGCCGAAATCCTCCCGAAGCTCGCGGATTGCAACATAAGGCTTTCACAGACCTTTAAGCCGTGGCCATCTCAAGATGGCACTGGAATGATCCTTTGCACCAGCATCAAGCATGTTTCAGGCGAAGAGGAGAGGTCTGAGCTGCCCCTGATCCTCCCCACATCGAGCCGAGGTAACCCGCTCCATGACTTCGGTGCAGCCTGCACCTATCAGCGGCGCTACGCGATCCTGGCGATCCTCGGCCTGGCCGCCGGCATTCCAGATGATGACGGGGATGCCTTTGACCAGCCCAAGGCTGCTAGCACTAACAAGACCAGCCGCGCTGCCGCTAAGCCTGCGCCTGCTACCCAGTCACGGCCAGCAGCACCCGCCGGCCCGCCTGCTGCTACCGCAGAAGACCTTCAGGCCATCAAGCAGGCCATCACGGCCTTGGCCCCTGATCAGCGCTCAGCCGTGGTCGATCAGTTCCGCGCACGCTTCGGCACCCCACCCAACGTCGGCATCGCGGATCAAATCAAAACCCAAGAGCACATCAGCTTTCTGACCGATGCCGTTTCCTCTCTCACTGGTGGCAACCCATGACCACATCGTCCATGCGCTCCGCCACCTCAATGCCGCGACGCGCCAGCTTGAAGCCATCGACCACGAAGTCTTCTCAGCGGCAGCCTTTGAATCACGCATCACGGCCTACGGCAGCCACTGCAGCCGCAAAGCCCTGCTCGAGCGCATCACAGCCGACCTCGAGCAACTTGCTGAAACGGGAGCGCTTTTTGATTCAAAACGCGCAGACCGGGCAGTACCTCTCCGGTGCGCTGAACGGACGGCTGACCTGGAGCCCCGACCCACGGAAGGGCTTCCGCTACAGCCTCATGGAAACTGTGCTTGAGCAACTGCGGGCCACCAGGGAGTTCTACAAGATCCCTGATGTGCAGGTGGTCAGCGTGGTTTTCACCTTTGACCCGAATGCCTCAGACCGCCTTGATGCTTGGGACGTTCTCTCTGACTCATGACCACTAGGCCTAACGAACGCAAACGCCTTGGTCGCAGCAGCGAGGCATCCCAGCTCCGCCGCCAGCTCTTTGACGGTGATCGCGGCCATCGCGTTGGCGTTTACGTCTGGCCTGATGCCCGTGAACTGCTCGAGGCCGATGCAGCCAGTAACGGTCTGACGCTGAGCGGTATGGCCCACCGCATCCTCCGCGCCCACTACAACCTTCCTCCAATCCCATGAACGACTTCAATCCCGCCTTCCCCAAGCCCGTGAAGTGGAGCACCGGGGAGAACAAGTACGACCAGAGCGGCAAGAACCCAACCAGCCTTTCGCTGTTCATCCCCCTCGAATCGGCCTATGCCTTCGCGCAATACGTGATGACGCTGGCCGACGACACCACCCGCCACAAGACCGGCAAGGTCTGGGACTATGCCACCAAGTCCGAGGTCGAGGTGCCTGGCATCTACGTCAACGGTCGCGGTCGTGATGGGGCACGGGGCAGCTTCGGCCAGATCAACCCGCAGGCTGCCACCCAGCCTCAAGCCGGCAACGACATGCCTTTCTGAGGATGGGCAACTTCTACTGGCGCGAGCAGGAGGTTGAAATCCTGTCATCGCTTGCAGGTGACATGCCCTGGCCGATGGTCCCTAGGGCCTACAACACCCAGGCCGGCACCCTTGGACTGCCCAAGCGCACACCCACGGCCCTCAGGCGCAAGTGCGATGACCTTGGCATCCTCCGCCGCAGCACCGGCGAATGGGTGACCACAGGCTTTGTCTCCAAACTGATGGGCGTCAGCTATTCCACCGTTCAACGGTGGATCACCAATGGCTGGCTGCCCTACCGGACCTACCCCCACGGCAAACACAAGCAGTATTTCTTCACCCGTGAATCGCTGCGGAAGCTGGCCCTAGAACGGCCAGACCTCTTTGGCGGGCAGTCTGAATCGACGCTGACGGTGCTCTTCAACAACGAGTTCCTGGCCGCTCGCATCGTGGCCATGGAACTGCCGCCGCCGTGGGTCCGCAAACCCGTCATCTGCGTTGAACGTGGCCGCAGGTATCCATCGGTGTACCGAGCGGCAAAGTCAGTTTATGTGACCCCACAGCGGCTGCGGGCCGTGCTGGATACCGACCACACCGCAGCAGGCTTCCACTGGAGGACGGCATGAACCAGACCGCCATGGTCGCTGCTTTTGAGGAGTGGTGGATGGAGAGCTATGGCCGCAGCCCTGGTGTCCATGCCGTCATGACCCACACCGCCTTTGCGCTGCATGTCCTGCAGCTGATGGAACACCAGACCGACAACCAACAACCGGAAGCCTGATGGCCATTCTCTGTGACTACATGCTGGCCACCCGTTGCGAGACGGGCATGGTCACACCGTTTGACCCGGAGCTGCTCAACCCGGCCAGCCTTGATGTGCGCCTGGGTGACACGCTGCTGATCGAGAGCGCGGAATCGCCGGAGCTGGTCCCCTACCCGTTTGCCAAGCACAGCCAAGACAATCCGTACTGGATGAGGCCTGGGCAGTTTGTCCTGGCTCATACCCTTGAGGTCTTCAACATTCCAAACGACATTGCGGCGCAGTTCGTTCTCAAGTCGAGCAGGGCGCGGGAAGGCATTGAGCACTTGCTGGCCGGATTCGCTGATCCTGGCTTCCACGGCTCAGTAATGACACTCGAGCTGCACAACAGCCGGCAACTTCACCCGGTTGCAATTTGGCCGGGGATGAAGATTGGTCAGATGCTGTTTTATGTGATGGCTGATGTTCCTCTGCAGTCGTATGCCGTCAAAGGTCACTACAACGGCGACCTGACCGTCACAGCTAGTCGGGGGCACCTCTAGCCATGAAAGACAGCCTTGATGTCTTCCTCAATGAGGCCAGCAGGATTCCACTCCTGACCGCTGATGAGGAGATCCACCTGGGCCGCAGGGTGCAGGCCATGATCCGCCTGCAGGAGGCCAAACCCGCTCCCTACACCAAGCAGGAACAGCGGATCATCAAGCGTGGGATGGCCGCTCGCAATCGCGTCATCTCAGCCAACATCAAGCTGGTCGCCTCGATCTGCCGCAAGCGGCAACGGGGCCTCGGCGGCTTCAATGCAGCGCCAGAGGACATGATGCAAGACGGCATCCTCGGCCTGATCCGTGCCGTCGAGAAATGGGACCCTGAGCGGGGCTACAAGTTCTCAACCTATGCCTACTGGTGGATCTGCCAGATGATCACCCGTGGCATCGAGCAGAACGGACGGACCATTCGCCTGCCCCATCAGGTGGCCGAGCGGTTCATGGCCCACAACCGCATCATGACCCAGCTGACCGCTGAACTGGGCCGCCCACCGACCAAAGCCGAGATGGCCAAGGCCATGAAGCTGACGGTCGATGAATACGAGCGGGCACTGCTGATCGGTGGACCCTGCGCCAGCCTGGAGGCCAACGTCACAGAGGACGGCTCAGAGCTGGGCACCCTCCTAGGCGATGGCGCTACCGCAACAGACCACCTCGAGCAGGTTTCGGATTCCATCGACGTCGAGCTGATCAAACAGGCCCTGAACATGCTCACGCCCAAGCAGCAGATGATCATCAAGATGCGCTACGGCATCGACGGCACAGAACCACAGACGTGGGCGCAAATTGGCCGAAAGCTCAATGTCAGCCGTGAGGCGATCAGGCTGCAGGCAGATCGGGCGTACCGCCAAATCCAGCGGCACATGCTGCTAACGAAACAGGTTGAGAAGCCGGCGCCAGACCCCTGGGGGCTGCTTGCGGTCTAGCTCAATCGTCATCTCCAGCAGGCTGATGTGGCCAATGGCCTGACGGATGATGGCCGACTGCAAAGCGTTCTGCTGGGCCAGTGAGCAGGCGATCCTGACCAGCTGGTCAACGTTCTCTGGCCCTTCCCGCTGCAGCACATGGACGGTGTGGTGCATCTGCGCTTCTGCTGAAACGCTCAGCTTTGGCACCAACCAATCGCCCCAGGCCACGGCAAGTTAGCGATGGGTCCACCGCTATGTTGCCCGCCATGGCCGCTGATGCTGTGCCGTATATCACGGTTGCGGTCAATGAGCACGGTGCAGTGGTCTGGCAGGTAGTCGCGGCAGGGATAGCGATCAACTGCTGGACTGGAGCGCGGGCCACGGAGGTGCTGCGGCAGGTCTGCCGGTCCAAGGGGATCAAGACCCCCTAGCGCTCCATAGCTTTGCCGCCAAGCAGGGCCAGCACGGTGGCCGTCGCAGTCTCAAAGGTGCGCTGCAGGTTGGCATCAAAGTTCTGGCAGGCTGCCTTGCGGTAGACCAGGCCGACATAGATGCAGGCTGCAGCGCCGGCGCCATAGATGGCGAACTGCACGGCGAAAACCCAGGCCAAAAGCCTGAGCAGGGCCGCCGTGTTCATCCCTCCTGCCAAACCGAGATGAACAGCGTGCCGGAGCGGGTCAGCGGCAGCACCTCATCGCGCAGATGCACATTATGCATCCGCAGGCAACCATGAGTCGCGTAGAGCTTCTGCATCGGTGCCCAGGCCCCAGGCCACCCGCACGCTGAGCCACCACCATGCAGCATGATGCCGGCCCTGCCGTAGCGGCTTTCCTGGTGCTCGAGGTCGATCATGTCGAACGAGTACCAGCCGTAGCTCATCAACGTCCGGTCGTAGGCCGGATGCTTGCCCGCAGTCTCGTAATCACGGTAAATCTGACCCACCTGATATAGGCCCGGTGGTGTGTCGGTGCGGACAAGTCGGAACTCATAATCACTGCCTTGGCCACGTGCCAGGCACGGCAGTTCCCAGATCTGCTGACCGAAGAACGTAAACGCCTTAGCAGTCTCAGAAGCATCGTTGACGACGATGTGATGGTCACCGACCTTGAAACCAAAGTCGTGTGGGCGTTTGGTGGGTCCGATCATTGCTCTCCAAGAAACAGCTTGACCTCAGCGGCACGGCGGCGGGTGAGGCCCTCCAGCACTTGGCCATTGGCCTTGTTCCATCGGGGCAGTTCCTGTTGGGCGACGATGTGGGCCGGCTCGTCGTCATTCATCCGCCGCCGCAGGGTGCTGGTCTCCACCGCACCGAGACCGACGTTGTACGCCCAGCTGGCCAAGGCTGCGATGCGGTGACCGGCCCAGTGACGGCTCGCAGGGATCAGGTGGAAGATGTTGGGCACATAGAGGTTCTGCAGGGCGTCGATCAGATAGAACTCAGCCTGCTGAACGGTGATGACATCACCCTTGCGGACAGGGCCGCCATCGCTGCCGGGGTAGCGGGTGGTGCCGTAGCCGATCGTCCAGACGCCAGCAGGGCAGCGGTACGCCTCCAGCCGCAGGCCTTCAAACTCGCGGATGATGTCGAGGGCAGGCTGCAGCCAGTCGGGATCAGGCTGCTTGCCGGCCTGGCTCCACGTATGGAACCACTCGTTCTCTCGATGGAGCAGGCTGGCCGGGATCAGTTCACCGAGCTGCGTCAGGGCCGCGATCTGATGCGGCAGCCCCTTGTAGTACCGGAACAGATCAAGGAACTGAACAGGAGTCTTGGTCATGGCTCAGCAATCGGGAGATCAGGCAGGCGGTCGCCTAAGGCCTTGTCTGCCCTGCGGTAGGCCTGCTGGCCGATGTAGGCCGCGACCGGCTCAAGAAAGGCCTTGAGCACAATCAGCCGCAGGGCACCAGCCAAGAGGCTGCCGGCGATGATGTCGCCCACGATGCGGATGTCATCGACGCTCCAGTGCAGACCGGTCATTTGTTCATGGCCTTGGTGATCTCGTAGCAGCGGTTGGCCACCTGATACATGCCGTCTTTCAGGTGGCTGTGCTCTTTGACGATGCGGGCGTTCTCCGTCGATAGGCCTTGGAACATGCCCAGCAGGGTGAACACCGAGACGGTCTGAATCCCAAGCAGCAGAGCCACCGCGAGGGCGGCAGGACTGATGTGATGGTCGCCAGCGCGGCGGCCATAGTGCGGCTCTGTGCGGCGATCAGGGCTGTTCATCGCGCTTCACGAAGCGGCCATGGTCGTCGCGGGGCTGTTCGGGGCGGTGGAGGTTGGGGTTGTAGGTCTGGAATCCGCGCTCCCAGCCGGCCCTGGCGGCACCGCCGAGGCCCATGATGGCCAGCGCTCCAGTCCACCTCGATTCCGTCCACCCTCCTGTGCCCGCATACAGCAGGCCGATCAGCACGGGCAAGAACAAGGTGGCATCAACCTGGCCCTTGATCAGGCGAAACATCAGCGCAGCTCCTGCCGGATCAACCGGCGGTCGATGTCCTCCACCTTTTTCTCCAACTCCAGGAACTTGGCATTGAACAGATCCTGGTTTTCCAGAATCCGGGTGATGTTGGTCTCCAGCTGCTGCAGCCTGTTGGGCAGTTGGACAATCAACCACCCGACACCAGCAGCGGTGCCGATCACAGCAGAGGCCAGCACAGCACCAGCTGTGGCCTCCATGACCTGCACGCGGCTGAACTTCCGCCGCTCCACCTGGGGATAACTGATCTCCTCAGAAGGCACGGTGACCCAGAAGCTCGACGCTTTAGGTTTCCCCTACTGCTGGAACCTGATCGTCAGCTCCATTTGGTTCTGTGGCCCCACGCCTTTGGGCACGCTGGCGGTCTGCACCAGGGTGCCGGGATAGGCCGCGACGATGGCTGCTGCAGGGGCCTCGAGGCTCGTTGCATCAGACCAGTCAACTAAGTAAACGGTCCACTCCCTGAATGCTCCCGGTTCCTTGTAGGCCGTCACTGGGTTCAGCTCAGGGTCACGCACGATGACCACCTCCATGCCGGTGACGGTGGTCCCAATCGGCAGCCGCTCACCCACCGCCCTGACCGAGATGGCCGGTGTGGTCGAACCATTGCCCAGCGTGTAGGTGCCAATGCTGCTGGTCAACAAGGCGGCCAGTGCATTGCGCAGCTCGAGCACCGTCATCTGTGGCCTGCCTCCTGATCTCTAGGTTTCCCCCGCCAGCAGCAGGTCGGCCTCGATCCAGCCGGCCAAAGGGCGCTTGGGCACCTTGACCTGATAGCAGGCCAGCGGGCGGTCGATGTCATAGACCTCCAGCACGCCATGGGCCTGGCCGGTCACGCAGACCAGCCCGCCGCGCACATGCTGGCCCTCGAACTTCGGCGCCAGCACCCACACATGGTCATCCTTGCTGGCCAGCGCACGGATGGGCGGCACACTGCCCTGCTCAGTGGCGGCAGCGAGGATCGCATCCCAGACGGCCAGCACGCTGCGTGGCGCACGGTCCTCATGCCGCAGGGCCAAGGCCACAGCCGCCACCTCAGCGCTCAGTTGGCCCTTGCCATCGTCTGGCTTCTCATTGAACAGGGTGAAGTCGTAGAGAGAGAAGGGCTTGGCCTTCTTGGGGTCGCGGTTGATGTTGGCCATCAGGCTGGTCAACTGCGCCATCGGCAGCTCGGTCAAGGCCGCCTGGTCACGGCGGATCTTGTGCAGTGCCCGCCAAGCCCTAAGGACAACGGTCCTGCGTTCACGGCCAAAGGTCAACCGCTGGAACTGGCCGGGATACCCGTGGGCTAGTTCCCAGAAGATCGCTTCCCAGTCGGCTTCCTGCTGGGACCAGTGGCCGCTGGCTGCTTTCCCAGGTCTTCCTCAGACGGCGGAGAGGAAGGCATTGCTTCGGCAGTCTGCTCCTCTTGCGCAAGCTCCCAGATCGCATCAAAGAGCGCCTTGTGCAGCCCCTTGGTATCAGCGACGGACCACTCGGGCAGGTTCAGGCGGCAGCGGATCAGGGCGGTCACGGTCGCCTCCATGTTGACCTGACCAGCCTTGGCATAGACCTTGGCCACCTCTGCAATGCGGTCCGCGTGGCGGATCCTGATCTGATCAGCGGCACCTTCCAAGGGTTTGCCCATGACGGCCTTCTCAATGATCTGGAAGGCTTCCGTCAGGCTGATCTCCTCTGACTTGGCGATCACGTCTGCAGCGCCAGCACCAGTGACAAAGGCCGATTGCTGGGTGGCCAAGAGTTCAGAGATGATGGCCGACTCATCCACGGTCAGGCCACCGATCACAGGCATCTCGAGGATGCCGGATGTGGGGGTGCCAAGGCGACGGGTCGTTTGCTCAGCCGGAGACTGAACAAAGGGGAGCACGGTCACTTAGCTGCACGGATAGTATTCACTAGCTTAGCGTTAGCGGCGCGAAGGACAAACGCATAGCGGTTGGCCTGGGTCTGGGCCTGCGCCCGCTGGATCAGTGCGCGTGGGTCGGTCATTAGAGGCTTGGCGGTGGGGTGAAGTTGTCCGTGTAGAGGGCCTTGGGGTCAAAACGCAGGCCGTGTAGATACACAGGCGCTGATGCTATGGATTGAACACTATTAACGCCGTACTCTATTTTTAGCCATTCACTTGCTGGGGTTGACTGAAAGACCATAGTCGTCCAAGAAACAACCGCAGAGCCAACAAGCTGTCCGTCAAAAAACGCATAAAGATTGCTACCTTGCTTTGATACGGCTAGGTGATGCCATTCACCTGGCGTCAGAGGCGGGCCATTGCCAGAGCCTATAGGCTCGGATGAATCAATTAGCTCAGTCGTGGGCTTGCCAATGTCTTCTCTTACCCCCATGGTGACTTGAGCATATAGCTCGCCACCAACCCGTGATTCCACACCGGCAATGATGTCAACAAAGCCCCTAGAGCCAAGCCTTACAACAATGTCAACCCAGTCATAGAGATAACCAAAGGGTCCGCCGAACTTTACATAATACTGGAATGTAAAATCCCTGACCCCTTCCTTGAAGCGGCTTGTGGAACCTTCAAACGGAAACCTCCCGGTTATGCCGACATAATTACCACGGGGCGTATTCTCTGCAATCAAGGCAGGGGAATTATTCGGCCCTTCATTTGCGGAGTAAGTAATTACGCCTCCGGTGCGTGATGCAAAAGAGATAAGACCGCGATGGGTGAGTTGTATTCGGTCGTTTAAGGGAGCCGTGTCTGGACGCAACAAAAAGAACTCATCGCCTTTGCGGTTGGCCGCAGGCTCTTGGTCAATGCGCTTCATGCGGCTGGACGCACCAGCAGAGGCCAGCGGGCGGCCTGTGGTGGGGTCTAGACCGGCGGCT